TATGTTGTTTTTTCTTAAATGGTATAAAATTGCTGGATAAGTTACATTATATGAATTTGCTATTTCATCTATAGGAACCATTTGGTTAAACATATTTATCATGTTTTCAATATCTTTAATTTTAAACTTTCTAGGACTGTGACCTTTAAGATATTTATATGTTTCTCCTTTAATGTTCCCAGATTTTTTATCAGTAATTTTAACTATGTTTGTTTTCTGTCCACATCCACAATGACAATAACCATCAGGAATTTCAATGATAAATTCCTGATGGTTAGATTCTTTCTCATCTTTATTTAAATCTGGATTCTTTAAACAAGTAAAATCATTATATTGTTTTAAATCTTGTGGATAATGAAAAAAAACTCTTTCAACATCATAATTTGGGAATGGAATAAGATAGGTATTGTTGTCTTTTTTAGCTATAACATAATCAGTTTTAGCTCTAAAATCTATTGAGTATAAACCATTATTTTTATGTAATGATAATTTATGTATTGTAAAGGTTTTCCCACTCTCACATTCCCATACAGACCCACTTTTTCTCCTATAATTTATCCCTTCTTCTTTTAGCCTTTCCCCAACAACCCCTTGAATATTTCCAGAATAACATTCTATTTTACTTTTTGTTATTTTTTTTCTTTTTGTTCGACCAAGATTTTTTTCTCCATAAATTTTTTGTAAAACTTGTCTAACATATTCCCTAGTGACTCCCATCTCTTTAGCGATATCAGTTTGGGTTACTAAGAGTTCATCTTTATAATTCACAAACATGTTGTATATCCCATCTCCATAAATTAATTTTATATCTTTTAGTGTTTCTTCTGGAGTTTTTGTCCATTTTCCTCCTTCACCGCCATTACTTCTATTGGCAAGGCATCCAGTTTTATTGTCTAATCTGCCATACTTTTTAATTAATTTTTTCTCAATATCAAAGGCTTCCTTGTGAGATAAATTATCAAATATTATTTCTTCATTAAAATCCAATCCTTGTTCCCATAAATCGTGAATTATTTTAATTCTTGTTTTTTTCTTTCCAGGTTTTCTTAAAAGAGTCCTAGCTTCATATCTGTGAACGTTTATTCTTTCTTCTGTACCTTTCCCAAAATAAAAAGGCTGGTCTTCCCAAAGTCTAAAAGGATTAGGCAAATCCTGTCTTGTTAATTTGTAAACATAACTTTCGTTAGTATCTTCGTTATTTATTTTTGGTTCTATAGTCTTTTTTGTTTTGAGTTTTTTAGATTCTTTCAACTCTTTTGTTTTCAAAACCTTTTTCATTTTAAATCTTTTTACTTTTCTTATTTTTTGTTTCTTTGTCAATTTAAGTTTTTTAACAATGAACTTTATTGAAAAAAGATTTGAATTTAAAATAGATGCACACTCTTTGAACGAAGTTCCTTGCCAGATTAGTCTGGCCAAATCATATTCATTACAGTGATCAAAAGCTATGAGGTGTTCATCTTCTAAGATATTTTTTTCTCTCCATATCCAATAACCCCCTTCTGCTCTACGCGTAGATATTAACACTTTGTTTTTTCTAGCTAAGTATAATATTTTTTTAAGAAGATTTGTTTCAATGAAAGTTGGGCCATTTTCAGATTTGATTTTTGAGAAGAGTTTAAGTTGTTTTTCTTTTTTCATAATTGATTCTCCTATAAAAGTTTGTCTTTTATTTATTATAACATACAGAAAAAGATAATGCAAGCTAGTAGTGCAATTGAAATTCAATTATTTTCATTGAATTTTTACTTTAGACTTGAAGTATATGTATATAAATTCTATAATAAAGGTATCAACAGATAAAATTTAGATGATTTCAAGTCAATATATATTTAGAGAGAAGAAATGGCTAAAAAGATTATTAAACGTACCAAGAAGGAAAGTCAACCAGCAAATGTAATACCAATGGCTTTAGGCAATCGCCATCCCATGATTCCTGTAGATAAGAGTTCCCATGACATCAGAAAAATTCCCGCCAATAAAAAACTAAAACCTTCTGTGGTCAAGAATTGGATACCAACAGAAGAGCAAAGGCACCTGGTTTCTTTCTTGTCTGCCTATGGTCACACGCCGGAAGAAATAGCCATGGTATGCCATCCAGACGGCCCGATCAGCTACAGCACCATAATTCGTCTTTTTGGACAAGAATTGAAATACGGCAAAGTTAAACATAAAGCGTGGCTTGCTATGCAACTTCATGAAAAAATATTGGACCCGAGAGGCGGCATAGTTGCGATGGGGGTCTGGAAAGAATTATATGGTAGTGCATCATCAGAAAGAAGACAGTCTGCTAATATGGGATATCAGAAATCAGAGGATGAAGAAACCTATTTTGAGAAAGTTGGTAAAGAAATAGGTGGAATGGTGGATACTTTGCCTAAAACCCCCAAAAAGGTTGAGAATGAATAATGTCGCCTAAACACAGTTACGGAGTTCCAGAGTCAAAGCAACTTGGAAATGATTTTCCAGTCAGATGGACCAAGTTAAGAGACCACGATGAGCAATCCAGACTTGTAAACAGTCCAGCCAGATTCAAAGTAGTGCCTGCGGGAAGACGTTCTGGTAAATGTCTTGCCAAAGGCACTCTTGTTACTATGGCCAATGGCAAACAAAAACCAGTGGAGAAAATTAAAGCTGGCGATATGGTTTTGTCTGCCAATCCAATGTATGTCTTGGAGCCTAAAGAAGTAGAGCATGTATTGAAGAATGGTAAGAAGTCTATTGTACAAGTAAAATTATCTGGTACTAATGAACCATATAGATATTTAAGATGTACTTCTAATCATCCAATTTGGGCCAACAAGAAGTGGGTTGAAGCGGGAAATTTAGAAAAAGGAATGTTGGTTGCAGTGTCAAAGCAATATTCTGACGGATGTGAATTTATACCATTGTCTTATGATGAAGTTGTGAATAATGCTAAATATGATCCAGTTAAATACCAAGGATATAGAAAAGGATATGAAGATAATATAAAAGACGCGCCATCTGATTTACTTCTAGCGATGAAAAATTGGAGAAGGCTTGTTAAAGAGGATGGACCAACACAGTGTCTAGAAAGAATATCATTAAACAAACTAAACAAAATAAAAAAATATCTAGACTTAAACTTGTATAATTTCTTAGTGAATGCAGATATAACATGGGAAAGAGTATTATCGGTAAAAGAAGTAGGAATAGAAAAAACTTATGACTTAACCGTAAAAGATTACCATAACTTCTTAGCCAATGGCATAGTTACACATAATACAGAATTGGCTAAAAGAAAACTCATATTGAGATGTATTGATCCATGGAATACTGGGATGGATATGCCACTGCCATGCACTTTGGACCCTTTGAGTTGTTCCAAGGATTACGGACCAAGATACTTTGTGGCTGCGCCTACATGGGGTCAAGCAAAACGTATTTACTGGGCTGATCTTAAAGCTATGGTTTCTGATTGGATGTTACCGGGCAGGGATAGAAGAACCGCGATTAGAGAATCAGAAATGTATATTAAATTCAATTCTGGTGCTCAGTTGTGGGTAATCGGGATGGACAAACCAGAGCGAATTGAAGGATCACCTTGGGATGGTGGTGTGCTAGATGAATATGGCAATATGAAGGCAAGAGCATGGCCTGAGCATGTGCGGCCTGCCCTTAGTGATAGAAAAGGATGGTGCGATTTTATTGGGGTGCCAGAAGGTAGGAATCATTATTATGATTTGGCACAACATGCGAAGAGGATGGAGAGAGAAGCGTTAGAAAAAGGAAATTTGGAGGAGTGGGGTTTTTTTACATGGAAATCAGCCGAAATTCTTGATGCTTCTGAAATTCTTAGCGCAAAAACCTTCCTTGATCCAAATACTTACGCTCAGGAGTACGAAGCCGATTTTCTTAGTTTCCAGGGCTGCGCATATTATGCATTTGATGAACGTACACATTGTAGACCATTACAATACAACAAAACGCTTCCGTTGGTTTTTTGCTTTGACTTCAATAAAAATCCAGGCGTTGCAGTAGTATGCCAAGAACAATTGATGCCAGGAGTTACAGAAATTATTTATGATAAAAAATCTAATCAATCTTATGAAAAACCAGTAATTGGGACTGGTGTTATCGGAGAAGTGTATATTCCTCAAAATAGCAATACTGTAGCTGTATGTAATAGATTGACTTATGATTGGGGAATGCATGAAGGAGAAATACATATTTATGCTGATGCTACTGGAGGTGCTGGTGGATCAAGTTCGGTAGAAGGTTCCGATCTTGATTTAATTCGGAAGGCGTTTCAAGGACAATGGGAAAGTGGTGGAAAAGACAGGAAATTTCACTTCACTCCACAATCCAACCCGAGGGAGAGGGTTCGCGTAAACTGTGTGAACTCCAGAATTTTGTCGGTATCTGGCGTCGCGAGACTTATGGTGGACCCTCAGCGAAGTCCCAATTTAATCAAAGATTTTCTTGGCGTCAGAATCCTCGATGGCGGAGATGGATCGTTGGACAAAAAATCGACACCTTCACTAACCCATCTATGTTTTGCTGATGGTACTAAAGTTGAAACAGACAATGGAATTATGAATATTGAAAAATTACCATCAAACGGATTGATTCGTGCATGGGATAATTCATTTGTGCCATTTATTAATTATGGTATTAGAGGTGAAAAAGAAACTATCAAATTGATATTTAATGATGGTGATTTTGTGGTATGCACATTGGATCATTTGTTTTTAACAAATAAAGGTTGGTTGCCAGCAAAAGATACTAATGGATTATATTGTTTTCATAATTATTTTAAAGATAAAAAAGTAGTTGGGATAGATTCTTTTGGTAAGAAAGATGTTTTTTGTCCAACCATACAAAGAGATGGTTCTTTGCGCTTGCCAATGGATTAATAGTCAGCAACTCCGACGCGATAGGCTACTACATATCGGAAAGATTCCCGATCACAGAACTGCGTGGAACTTCAACAGAAATATTGTGGTAATTTTGTTATATTGAAGGAAGTTATCATGATAAAGAAAAAGAATAGATTTTATGTTTATATACTACGTAGACCAGATAATTTTGACCCATACTATAGATGGTTGTCGCAACCATTTTATGTAGGTAAGGGTGAGAAAAAGAGAATTAAACATCATAGGAAAGATGCGAAGGCTTATCTTAAATATAAAAAAGATTGTTATTATACTAACCCAAGAAAAATAAATATAATCTTGTATTTATGGAGAATGGGTCTTGATTTTGAAGAAGAAACTCTATTTGATAATTTAACAGAAGAAGAAGCCTTTGAATTAGAAAATAAAATGATTCTTTTTTATGGAAGAGAAATTGATGGAGGAATTTTATCAAATCTTGATTTTGGATTAACTGGTTGTTCTAAACCAGATGATATTAAAAAGAAAATGTCAGAAGCAAGAATGGGCATTAAATTTACAGAAGAACATTGTGAACATATAAGCCAAGGTAAAAAATTATCTTTGGCATTAAAACTCATAAATAGATTAAGACAAGGTGATTTCGCTTGCGTTAGACTCTTGAAAACTTTTGAAAGATTAAAAAATTTTATTCCTGATGGAATAACTACTGGAGAAGAAATAGAGAAATTTAAATTAGAATGGAGCGATATAAAAAAGAAAAATAAAAAAACTTTTTTATGTGATGAAGTATTAAAATGCCCAACTTGTGGTTCTGATTTTAAAAGAAGAAATTATCAAGAAACATTCTATTGTTCAAAGGAGTGTTTTTATAAAAGTTTAGGAAAGAAATTTAGAAGATCAAATAATATTTGTTTGCAGTGTGGAGAATCTTTTTATCCAGAGTATGCTGGGAAAAAATATTGTTCTCCTGAATGCTATCATCTTTCTCAAGTTGGCCAAAAACGTTCTGATGAAACTAGAAAGAAGCAAAGTGAAGCAAATCAAAAAAGAAAGGAAAGGGGAGGTTTTAAAAAGAAAAACCATTTTGAAGAAAAACCATGTGAACTTTGTGGAAAACCATTTATGCCTAGAGATATAAATGAAAATAAGAAAAGAAAATATTGTTCCACAGATTGCCAACATAAGGCCAAAGTTGGTTCTACTCATACAGAAGAGACCAAACAGAAATTAAGAAAACCAAAATCAGAAGAACATAAAAAGAAACAAAGCGAAGCTATGACTGGTAGAAAAAGAACCAGAGAATCTATTGAAAAAGGATTAACTACCGTGGCTTGCAAGAAAGCAGAACGCGAATCTCAACAATTTTCTTTAAATCTAGATAAAGTATCTAATGGATAAATATGCCCACTAAAAATCAAAATCAAAATGAAGAACTAAAACATCTTCGCAATCGTCTAAAGCGAATTAGAAGAGGTTATCTTAACAATTGTCTTGTTAAAGAGAATCCTTGGGATGATGAATTGTTTCATGTTGACAAACTTGGCAGAATCACGCCCCAGTTGGATGGTTATGCAATCATACCGATGGAAGAATACAGGTTTATAACCAAGACTTCTGGCCCAGAGAAACATAAATGGCCTTGTCCAAGATGTGGTAAAAAACCAACAAAAGATGGTCACGATCCATGTATTGCTAATTTACCAGGAGTGGTTGCTGCTTGTTGTGGTCATGGTGTTGAGACTGGATATGTAATGTTTGAGGATGGTAGAACCATAAGAGGTAATTTTGACTTTCAGTGGGAAGATGGATATTAATGCACATGCCATTGCAATTAGATAAGGCGGTAAACCAATAATGTCTAACCTGACCAAATCAATAATTTCATTGGCCACCATAATTTCGTTTTGCTTCGGGATTTACTTTTTCGTTGACAAAACTTATGCTAGAGACGAGAAGGTTTTGTTACTTGAAAAAAGACTAGATTACAAGATTCAAACCGATGTTTTGTCAAGTGACCAGAATCGCTTGTGGAAATTGGAAGACAGGTTCGGCCTGGATTGTGACAAGGTTCCTGATTCTGTCATCAAGCAGGAAATGAAAGAGTTGAAGGAAAAGATAAACCAGCAGAAACAGAAATTGAATAATTTCAAATAGGAATTGATTGATGTATAACACTGAAGACCCGACTGAAATCTACGAAACCTTTTGGAAGGACTTGGTTGAAAATTTGGATGGCACCATAAACAAAGACAGATTGATCAGAGAACTGTCAGATTATTATTGGCTTCTTTCTTCTGTCAGTCTGGTTTATGATCATGTCACCGGCGGTAGAATTAGTAAACCAAACACTTTACCAGAAGAAGTTATTGTTGAAGCTGATGATTACATGAGAAAATTGTTTGATGAAGAATTGGAAGAATTGGACAGGATTGGGAAAGAGGATATTCAAATAGAAGTAGAGATGATGGAAAGATGAAATATCTTCTTATTTTTTTATTTTTGCTTATTCCTATGTCGCAAAACGCATTGGAAGTTTTGTCTGGAATTTCCGGTGTTAATCTTTATTCTGGTACGATGGATTATCAACCAGATTACAGCAATGTTTTGCTTCACGGTTATGGAAGAAAAGACAAGAAAGATGTTGAGGTGTGGTGTAGATGGAAAAATGGTCAACCTTTGTTTATTTGGACGAATGAAGTTCCTAGAAAAAAGTTTGAAATATAAGGAGAATTTATGAAATTTACAAGAAAGCAAGATGAGTTGATTTTTGATGGAAGTGGCAATTTTATTTTATCTAAAAACAAATATGTAGTATATTTTGATTTATATGAAGAAAATAAATATGGCATGAACAAAAAACAAGCTAGTGTTTATGGATTGGTTGATTATGATGGAAAAGAACCAAAGACTATAATAGAAAAATTCCATATTTATAGTTGTGAAAAAGGTTTTTGGAATAGAATTAAAACTATTCGTTATGTGTGGAAATGGTTGAAAGACAATTCTTGACATGAAAGTTATTGATTTTTCAAAACATAAAGGATTAAAAGAGGAATATTTGTCAGAGCTAGAGGCTTGGGACGCATTGACTAGTTTAACAGAAGATGAAGTTTTATTTATTAGCAATGATAATGGCAAATTGAAAGTCGCTAGAATAAAAGCGAAAAGATTTTTAATAGATACGGAGAAATTATAACTATGAATTTTTTATTTATGGTTGGAACTGAAGTAGTGGCTTTATTCATAGCCTCTTGGATAAAAGATGTTTATGATGAAGCGTTGATTGAATACCAAGAGGAGAAGAAATAATGGGAATAGCGACTGATTCCGAAGGAAGAGTATTGCTGGATAGTTACACGGGGGAGAAGATTCAGATTGACGTAAAAGGTGATTCTTCTGCCAGCACGAAAGGAGATATTTCCAAGCCTTGTTATAATTATGTTCAGCAGCAAGCAAGACTTGATTTAATCAGGACTTTGCTTGGTGGCACAGAAGCGATGCTTGCGGCAGGCTCAACTTATCTACCTAAAGAACCTAAAGAAAGCACAGAAAATTATAATAATAGATTAAGTAAAACCATTCTATTCAATGGTTTTGGTAGAACCATTTCGTATCTTACCGGGCAAATATTTTCCAAGCCGATCACTTGGAAAGAAGATATTCCAGAAGTTATTCGTGGCACAAAAAGCAAAGATGGCTACATAGAAGATATGGATTTGAGAGGGAATAACGCTGATGTTTTTCTTGCAGATGTTTTTGCTAGAGGAATAAGCGATGGGGTCACTACTTGTTTTGCTGAATATCCTCCTACTGATGGGCCGATGACCAAAGCCGAAGCGGACAAAAGAGGTTTGCGTCCATATTGGGTTCATATTCCTACTGATTCAATCATAGGTTGGAAAACAAAAAGAATAAATGGTAAGGAAATTTTTACTCAACTTAGAATTAAAGAAGTGTTTGAAAAAGACGATCCAGAAAACGCTTACAATACCGTTGAAGTGAAAAGAATCAGATTTCTTGAACCAGGAAGATATGAAATTTGGGAAGAACCGGACAAGAGCAAGCAAGAAACTGATTGGAAAATGATTCGTTCTGGTGTTTCTTCCATAACCGATTTGATTCCTCTTGCTGTGTTTATGCCGGGAGAAAGATTGTCCGCATTGACTGCCAAACCTCCTTTGGAAGATTTGGCCTATCTTAATCTTTCTCATTGGCAATCAACTTCTGACCAAACCAATATTTTGCATTTTACGAGACTGCCTATTTTGTTTGGTAAGAAATTATCTGATCCAAACAAATTGGGTGAAATAGAACTTGGTCCCAATAGAATGATCCATTCTGATCATCCAGATTCAGAACTTAAATACGTAGAACATCAAGGCGCTGCAATCAACGCTGGCCATGCTCAGTTGATTGATTTAGAAACTAAAATGGCTTTGTTTGGTTTGCAATTGCTTATGCCTAATACTGGCAATGTGACTGCGACTGAAAGGGCATTGTCATCTGGCGAAAGCGATAGCACGTTGAGAAGTTGGGCGTTGGAATTTAAAGACTTTGTTGAACAATTGCTTGTGTTCACTTCCAAATATATTGGTGAAAATTCTGGCGGTTCGGTTGACGTTAATACTGACTTTAGATGGATGCAGACGATGGACGCCGAAGTTCTGCTTCGTGCCGCGCAATTCAAGATTCTGCCTAAAGAATTGGTATTTGAGGAATTGAGGCGCAGAGGCATTTTGAACGCTGATTGGGAATGGGCGGAAGTTATGGCGATGTTTGACAAGGAAGATTTTCTTGGCGGGGCTATGTCAATAGGCAGTCCTGATCTAAGTAAATATACGAGTGTTGCCACTGACACTTCTAAGTCTCCTGCCGGTGTAGGGAGTCCCTTTAGTTTGCCTCGCGGCTCAGGTCGT